TGGACGGGCTGAAACTGGCCGATCTGTCGACCGTGAAGCTTGACGAGAAGGGCGAAGTGGTGGGTGCCGAAGACATGCTCAAGGCACTGAAAGAAGCCAAGCCGTATCTCTTCAAGGAAGCATCGAGCAGCAGCAGCATCGATCCGGTCCCTCCCAAGGAAAAGCCGAAGCCATTCGACGCCAAGACCGCAACGGATGCCGAACTTCAGGCAAAAGCGCGCGAACTCGGCGTGAAGATCAAAACGCATTAAGCCGTACCCGCACTACCCCGTGAGTCCTGACGACGAGGGGAAAGCAATCGATTCCCCCCTTCATTCCTCGTTTTAACAGGACTCACGCTATGTCTATCAATAACCTCCCGGCCGCGCTGCAAAGCGTGATCCAAACGGGCCTGCTTGAACATCAGTTCAACCTGCCGCTCAAAGCCAAACTCGGCTTCCGTGACATCGCCGATCGCGAGCCGTTCACGGCCAACATCGGTGAAACCATCACCAAGACCCGCACGGGCTTGCTGCCGGCGAACACCACGCCGATGTCGCCCGCTGCCAATAGCGACATCACCAGTGGACTGACCCCGCAGAACTACTCGGTCGAGCAGTATGTGCTGGCGATCGCGCAGTACGCAGCGAACATGCAGATCAACATCGTGACCCAAAAGGTTGCGATTGCCGATCTGTATCTGCGCAACGCGTACACGCTTGGCGAACAAGCATTCCGCTCGGTCGATACGCTCGCGCAGCAAACGCTGTTCAACACGTATCTCGGCGGCAACACGCGCGTTCGTGTGACGCTGGGCTCGACGGGGCCGACGATCTCGGTCGATGACATCCGCGGTTTCCAGAACACGTTCAACACGCTCGGCCAGGTGGTGCCGGTGTCGAGCTCGTTCCCGGTAAACGTGACGGTGGGCAGCGACATTTACTCGCTGACCGGTTCATCTGCTGACGGCTCGAACGTGTCGACATCGCCTGGCGGTGTGTCGGGCACGCTGACGTTCTCGACGAACGTCACGGTGGCAGACGGTACGCTGGCTCAGCCGGTCGTGTCTGCGGTCGCGCCGTACGTACTGCGTCCCAGCACGTCGAGTGGCAATGTGATGGCTGCAACCACGGCCGCCATCTCGTCGTCCAGCGACATCAACAACGGCAAGTTGACGATGAACATGATCCTGAACGCGAAGGCCACGATGTCGGCCAACGGCGTTCCGGTGGGCAACAGCTCGGGCATGTACAACCTGTACATCGATCCGATTCAGGCGACCGGATTGTATAGCGACCCGGCGTTCCAGCAATTCTTCCGCGGTCAGGTGACGACTGAAGAGTATCGGCGCGGCATCATCGCCGAAATGCTCGGCGTGCGCTTGCAGGAAACGAATCTAAACCCGGTTCAGACTTTGTCTGGTGTGGGTACGGTTCGCCGCGCGTTGCTGTGCGGTCAAGGCGCGCTGGTCGAGGGCGAGTTCACCAACACGGCATACGCCGAAGCGCTGGCGACGGTGGACAAAGACGAACTGATCACCATCGTGGAAGGCATCGCGCACGTGACGCGCGAACCGCTGGATGCGCTCAAGCAGGTGGTGACGCAGACGTGGTCGTACATCGGCGGCTTTGTTGTGCCCAGCGATATCACCACCACCGCAGCGACCGTGCCGACGGCCAACAGTTCCGCTTTCAAACGGGGCATACTCTTAGAGTCTTTGTAATCTGATTTAGGGTTACAATTAAAGGGCTTGGATAGGGGGCACCCGACAAGCTGGTTTGACCGCCAGTTTCCAAGCACTTCAACGGTCTCCTCTAGTCAAGGAAAGCATGAAAACCATCACACTTGAACCGTGTGCCGAAGAAAAACGGTGCCCGCGTTGCGAACAAACCAAGATTGCCGCGGGGAATTTCTACAAGACCAAGAATCGCGCTGGAAAACCTGTGTGGGCTGGGTATTGCATTCCGTGCACGAAAGAAAAAGTCATTGCGTGGCAAAAGGCTAATCCAGAAAAGAAAGCCGCGCAGGATCGCAAGCAGGGTCTAAAGCCCGAAGCAAAAGCCAAACATGCCGTCCGCTCCAAGGAGCGCCACGCTGCGGACCCATCGATAGCCGCCCGGCGCATGCGGAAATGGGCGGAAGCCAACCGGGAGCACGCCAATGCATATTGGAAAAGTTGGCGTCAGGCGAACCCGGAAAAACATAAGGCGCATCAGCAGAAGCATTACTGGACAAAGCCCGGGCGCCGAGAACGCTGCATGGATCACTCGCGCCTTTACCACGCGTTCACAAAAGATCGCGCGATCTATGACGATGATGGCCACAAGCTAGGCCACGACGCATGGGAAGCTATTCTCCATGTCTTCGGTCACAAGTGCTGCTACTGCGGTGAGCCCGGCCGAATGACCATTGAGCACATCACGCCATTTGCGCGAGGCGGCAGAAACAAGGCTGGAAACATTGCGCCAGCATGCTTGAAGTGCAATCTGAAAAAGAAGCACAAGACTGCAGAAGAATTCTCACCCGACAGGGCGGCAGAGATTCATCGATTGGCGATGATTCCGTTCGCGTTGCCGAAGGCAGCTTAAGCCGTAACCGAATATTTTGAGAGCCGCCCACTAAGGCGGCTTTTTTATTGCCCAAATTCAGGAGGCCCGAATGGCCGAGTCAAAGAAAGCAGCGCCAGCCGAGCAGCCAGAATTCCGCAATGTCGTCGTGTTGGTGAAGAACCACGGTATCACCAAGCATGGCCGCTCACACGCGTTCTATGCCGCCGGAACCGAGTTTGACCCGGTCAAAGATGCCGCAATCGTCTTCGCTCTGGCGCAATCCGGTGCAATTATTGAGCATCAGTAATGGCGTTCGTTCCGTACGTTTTCACTGACGCGCAGTTGACCGATGTCCGGCGCTTTTGCGGCTACCCGGCGATGGGAGACGGAAATGTCGTGTTCCCGTTTCCGTGGATCATGCGTCAATACCTCGCGCTTGAATATCGTCTGCAGCACATGAGCGCCAATGAGGGCGCCGTAGTCGCGAATACGTATCTAACGAACCTGTACACGCTGGAGTCTGCGATCCCAGGGACAAGCGCGAACCTCGATACATCCGTCGCTGCGGTATGGACTCACAACCCCCGCGAGCAAGAAGACCGTGATCGCCTATTCGACTCATGGCGCCGCCGGCTGTGCAACTTCCTCGGCGTTCCTCCCGGCCCGAACTTCGGCGGTCCTTCAAATTCATTGGTGGTTTGATGACGGTCATCTGTTTTGACGGAAAGACCTTGGCTGCCGATCGGCAATGCGAAATGAATGGCGGCAAGTTCGCCATGAAGAAAATCGGAGCGCTCCCTGACGGGACCCTCATCGGCACCGCAGGCGACACGAATCGTGCGCTCGTTATGTACGCATGGGCTGCAAATGGCTTCGTGCCGGGTGATCTTCCTGCAGTTATTGGCGACGAATTTGCGCGGATGCTTGTCGTGCGCCCAGATGGTATTCCGTTTGTGTATGCGAACAGCGACCAAGGCATTCTGTTCGCTGGGAAGCATGTAGCGATCGGCAGTGGGCAAGACTATGCAATGACTGCGATGCACCTCGGCCTCGATGCTTACGCTGCTTGTCAGGTGGCTTGCGATTTGTGTTCGTCGTGTGGCATGGGCATCGACGCTATGGAGCTGTGATATGAATGGCGAGTTCCTGCAGTCGAAAATCTATTACGGCTACGCTAAATCGGCCCAATACATCGGCACCGCGTTCAACCAGTTCCGCCCGACCACGCCGATAAACCCGTTCGCATCCGGCCCGATAGCCACGCTCCTTGCCAGCTTCAACGCGCAGGACATGAAGTACAGCAAGCCCAATCCGTACGCCAAGCCGCTGTGGTATGCGCTGGTGGACGGCACGCAGACGGCTGTCGGCGACTATCTGCAAAGCGCAGATCAGATGTTTTTCATCGCAGCAATGCAGCCCCTGCTGCCGATCCTGGCGGTGCAGTGCACGAACACGCTGAATATCTATCGGCCGCAGCAGCAGACGTTGCCGGGCGCCAATCCTTACGGTGGCACGGTCGACGAAAACCAGACCGAGTTGATGACGGCGTGGCCGGCTTCTGTTCTGCAGGGTGCGAAGGGCGAGAAGGATGGCGCGGTGCTGCCCGGCGACGTTCGGCTGCCATGGTGGGCGATCCTGTTGCCGGCGTTCCCCGGTGTCACGTTGCGCAGCGCTGACATCATCACCGACGATATCGATCGGCGGTTCATCATCAGCAGCGCGGAAAAAACTGACCTCGGGTGGAGAATCACCGCGATGCAGGCCGAGACATGAGCGATATTTCCGACGTCCTCAATGTTCTCACCGCGCAATGCAGCGCCTTCGTCTATCCCAATGGCACGAGCCAGCCGTCCGTGTGCGGCTCGATGGTCAAGGTCTATCCCGGCTGGCCGACGGCATCCTCGCTCGACCAGGATCTGCAGGCGGGCACGGTCAACGTGAGTATTTTCCCGGCCGGGCAGGAGCGCAATACGACGCGGTATCGACCCAAGCAAAGCGTGATGTCGGTTGCAGCAGCAACGATAACCCTCGTGTCCGCCGGCTCGACGCTCACGGTCGGCGGCGCAATGCCTTCACCCTTCACGCTGCATAACGTCGCCGCGCTGATCGCGGGGCAGGCTTTCATCTACCCGGTGCAGGCGAGCGACACGCTGACCTCGATCGCGACCGGCCTCAGCGCACTGATCGCCGCGAAGTATCCCGGCACGGTCAATTCTGGCACAGTGATCACGCTGCCTGCCGGTGTCCGCGTAACAGCCGCACGCGTGGGCACGTCAGGCCAGATCTCCACCGAATGGGAGCGGCAAGACCAGCGTATCCAGATCACCGTCTGGGCGCCGGACCCGACCACGCGCACCGCAGTATCGGCCGCGATCAAGACCGCTTTCGCGCAGATATCGAATCTCACGATGCCAGATGGCTACGGTTCGAACATCAAGCCGGCCGGAAGCCTGCTGTCAGACGTGCTGGAGAAGGCCAAAACGTATCGGCGCGATCTGTTCTACCTCGTCGAATACGCCACCACCGTGACGCAGCAGATTGCCACCGTGGTTGCTGCAGAACTCATTTTTGAAGACATGCAGGGCGATCCGCTCGCCTCGCGAACCTATTAGGAGCCGACATGGCTGAAGAAACTGTTGTGACGGCCCCGAAAGTGGCAAAGCCCGATTTCATGCTCGTCGTGGTGCATCCGTTTGGCGAGTATCGCCGCGGCGATCCGATTTCGGATGCTGGCGAGATTCAAGCTGTCATGGATGGCGAAAACAAACATCACGTGCATCGCGTAGCTCCGCAGTAATTCCCCCTTATTCCAGTTTGCCTAGCCACCTTCGGGTGGCTTTTTCGTTTGGAGTTACGCAATGCCGATTTACCAATCAGGCAGTTTGAATCTCGCCGGCCAATTGCCGCCGGGCGCATATGTCCAGGTGGTCGCACCGCCTGCCGTCGTTCAAGGTGTCGCCAGCAATGGCCTCGGCGAGGTCGGTGTCGCTTCGTGGGGTCCGGTCAATAGCGCCTATGGCGTGGGTTCGCCGCAGATCGCCGGTCTCATGCTCGGTCCCGTGAACGCCCGCAAGTACGACCTCGCGACCGCGATGGCGATCAACTTCATGCTCGGCCAGACGAACAACACGGCTGTGCGCGTGACTGACGGAACAGACACCGCAGCGACATCCGCGCTGAAAGATGGCTCAGCCGCGACCGGCGCGACGCTTACGGGCTTCTATACCGGCGTGGTCGGTAACACGCTCACCGCGACGCTCGCCAACGGAACGAAGCCGGCGACGTTCAAATGCACGGTTGCATTGCCCGGTTTCCTGTCGGAGATTTACGACAACCTTGGCGTGGGCGTGATCCTCGGCACCGTCGTTCCGGGCACAGGCTACACCTCGGTTCCGGCTGTCGCGACGAGCGCACCGCAAACCGCGGGCGGCGTTCAGGCGATCGTTCAGGCTACCTTGAAAGTCCTGTCCGCGAATATCACGGGCGGCGGTGGATCGGGCGGCAGCGGCTATGTGACCGCTGACACGATCACGCTGGCCAATGGCGTCGTGCTGACGGTCACGGCAGCCTCCGGCATCATCACCGCTCTGACGGTCACGAATGCCGGCTCACTCGGCGGCGGTACAGCGCCCGTGGCCGGCAACACCCAAATCCAGACGTCCGGTGTCGGTGTTGGCGCCATCATCAACCTCGTGTGGGGCCTCGGCACGCCGCTCGTGGTGCAGCCGGGCTCTGGCTACACCACGGCCACCGCGACGCTCACAGGTGGCGGCGCAGGCACTCCGGGCACGATCGCTCTCGGCGTGGGCTGCTGGACGAATCTCGTCAGTGCCATCAACAACGGTCAATCTGGCGTTCGTGGTCCGTCGCAAATCGTGGTGGCGACCGTCGGCACGTCCGCGGCAGCCCCGGCGCTCGCGACCTACGCCTTCTCAGGCGGCACCGATGGCGCGGCAGGCGTGGTCGACGCAACGCTGGTTGGCACCAACGCAACGCCGCCGACCGGCATGTACGCGCTGCAAAACGCGAACGTGCTGACGATGAACCTGATCGACCACTCGACGCCGTCGCAGTGGAGCACGATGGCGCAGTTCGGCATCACCTACGGCATCTTCGGCGCGGGTCAAGCCGCGGTCGGCTCGTCAGTGGCTAGCACCGCTTCACTGCTCGCATCAGCAGGCGTCGACAACTACAGCTTCAAGGATCTGGTCGGCGATTGGGTGTACTGGCAGGACACCGTCAACAACGTGCAGCGCCTGCTTGGACCGGCAACCTTCTGGGCGGCGATGCGCGCGAACCTCGCACCGAACCAGTCGACGCTCAATAAACCCGTCAACGGCATCATCGGCACGCAACGTTCCGTCCAGAACCTGCTATATGCCGACTCCGAAGCGCTGGCCGCCGTTCAAGGGCGCCTCGACTATCTGGCGAACCCGGCACCGGGCGGCAACTACTTCGCCTTCCAGACGGATATGAACTGCTCGACGTACGCGGCGACGAATTCGGAAGCCTACACGTCGATGACGAACTTCCTAGCGCTGACACTCGCGTCGAACTTCGGCTGGGTGGTGGGTAATCCGCAGACGACCGACTTGCGCGGCGATGTGAATGACGCCATCACCGGGTTCCTCATGAACCTCTGGCTGAACCTAGGGTACATCGGCAACGTGAATGCGCCGACGCAGGTTCCGTTCTCGGTCCAGACGAACGCCGCGAACAACCCGAGCAGCCAGGTCGCACTCGGCTTGATGCAGACGCTCGTCAAGGTCACATACCTGTCGATCGTGCGCGTGTTCGTGATCTCGCTGCAAGGCGGCGGCACCGTGAACGTGACGGTCCAGCCCGGTTAATCGATCCCTTCTGTATCCCTAAGCCCGCCGCGCGCGGGCTTTTCCTTTTTTGGAGCCGCACATCGTGGGCGATAACAGTTTTAACATCGGCCGTGACGGATCACAGATTACGATCTTCGATTCCGTCGCAGGGCAAGTCAATTTCAACGGCACGATTTCCTTCGACGCGAAGGCGCGCACGAAAGAACTCGAAAGCGAAACGATCACCGGCAACACGATCTTTCGCAATGTGCCCAATGGTCACGAAGGCACCTTCGAGTTCGACCGGCAGGATTCGAGCGTGGAAGCCTATTTCACGCAGGCCGAAGCGAACTTTTACGCTGGCCTCCCGCCTCCGACCGCCGCCATCACGCAGACCATCAACGAATTGGATGGGTCGATCACGCAGTTCCAATATACCGGCGTGCAATTGAAGTTGACCGACGCCGGCACGTGGAAAGGGCTGGACAAGATCAACCCCAAAGTCGGCTGGCGCGCATCGAAGAAGATCCCGCTGACGATCGGAGTCTGATTCGATGACGAAAGTTACCGTAAATCGGACTCAGACCCCGACCGAGCAACTGATCGCGCGGGCCACCCAGGAAGCGGAGGTCGTCGACGCAAACGGCCGCAAGATCGTGCTGCGCAAGCCGGGCGCGCTGGCTCAGTTTCGGCTCGCCGAAGCGGTCGGCAACTCGTCAACGAATCAGGGTTATATGGCTATGGTCATGCCGCTGATCTTCGTCGCATCGATCGACGGCATCATCGTGCCTCCGCTGGAGCAGAAGAAACATGTGGAAGCGCTGATCGTTCGGCTGGACGATGAAGGCGTCGCGGCAGTGCACAAAGGCGTGTACGAACACTTCGGCGAATCCACGGCGGAGGCCGACCGCGAAGAACTAAAAAAATCGTAACGTCGGCGCCGATTCGCGAGGCGTTATGGCTTGTCTCGCACGGCGTTGACCTCGATTTGGCATTCAGTTTGGACGATGTAACCCGGGCCGCTTACTCAATCATCTTTTCCGAGATCGAAGGGCAGAAGTTTGATTTCGAGACGATGAGTTTCAGGAAGCAAGAATGAAAGAATTCGGGAGTATGGCCAAGTTCGCCGAGCATCTGGTGATGCTGTCGGCTGGCGGATTTGTGTTGGCGATGCACAGTGGCATGAGTGCCGTTGGCGCGCTCGTTGAAGCGCGTGCGAAAGAAGAGATCGGCGAATACCAGCCGGCAGTTGGTCCGTTTCAGGCGTGGCCGGAGTTGGCGCAAGCCACGAAAGACGACCGGGTGCGTCAAGGTTATTCGGAAAACGATCCGTTGCTACGTACGGGCGAGTTGCGCGACTCAATCAGCCATGAATCGGCGGGTTTGGAAGTCGCAATCGGCTCGACAAGCGACGTGATGGTCTATCACGAGTTCGGTACCAGCAAGATGCCAGCGCGGCCGGTTCTCGGCACGGCTGCATTCAGCAGCAAGGACAAGATCATGGAGATCTTGGGGAGGGCGGCGGTGATAGGGCTGGCAGGCGGGCATGTGTTGCCTGACCAGATCCGTGTGTCCCACATCACGAACCCGTGATGAAGTGCCAGAAGAACAGGCCCATGAAGATCAGCAGTGCGCCTGACACAGCCATCACGACGACGCCGAACCAGATCAGCCAGAGTCCTTCCCAGAGCTTTAGCTGGTTCGGTCCTCGATCGGCCACGGTTCTAGGCTTTATCCGCCGGACGCGCGGGTATTGAACGAACGAAACCCGGTCTGCCAACCATTCTTGAGCGCGGGAAAAGGAATTTTGCATGGCTAATAGGCCTCCTTACGTCGGCGGCATCTATGCCATTAGAAACCTAGTCGACGGGAAATTATACGTCGGCTCCGCAAGTTGCATTGAAAGGCGCAGAAAAGATCACTTTAGGATGCTGCGAGGCGGCTACCACGTCAATAAGCACCTTCAGTCGGGATGGCTTAAACATGGCGGCGAAGCTTTCGCATTCGAGATACTTGAGGTGGTTGAGGATCCGAGCCGTTTGATTGAAAGAGAGCAGCACTACATCGATTACTTCGCCGCGTGCGACCCGGCGAATGGCTACAACCGGCGCGCTATCGCTCATAGCAACTTAGGGATGAAGTTTTGCCCCGAAGCTGTCGAGCGCATAAGGCAGAGTCAGTTAGGCAAAAGCCTTTCAGAAGCGCATAAGCAGGCGATCGGTGATTCGCAAAGAGGAAAGGCCAAATCCCCTGACGCTGGGCCGAAAATCAGTGCCGCGAAGCGTGGGATAAAGCGCCCAGGTGAATGGTCTGGGCGCATGGCTATATCGCTTCGGAAGTTCAGCGAAGAAGAAATTGGGCGCATGCACGAAATGCGAAATGCAGGGCTCAGTTATGAGCGGATCGCAAAAGAGTTCGGTTGCGTGGTTTCGACGGCGCACCGTGTAATCACGAAGCGCGGACTTGCATATAGGCAACAAAATGGCATTTGAGGCCTATCGTGTCGCGGTAAAACTTTCGCTGGTCGAAACCGTGTCTGCGGGCCTGCTCGGGCTCTCGCGCCACTTCATGGCAGCGAACAAAAACGCGCAGCAACTCCAGCGCAGTATAGGCCAAATCCAGAAGCTCATGATGGCCGGGGGCGCCATGGTGGGCGTGGGCGTTTTCGGGCTGAAGGCACTGCAGGCGCCGCTTGACGAAGCGAAGCGGTTCCAGACCGAACTCGCCAAATTCTCGCTCTATGGACTGGGCGAAAAGACGAACAACGAAGCGGCGCAATTCGCGAAAGCGATGAACGTCATGGGCTCGTCGGCGACTGAGAACATGAAGCTGATGACGGAGGCTCAGGGCGTCTTCCGGGAATCAGGATTGGGCGGATCGGCCGCACTTGAGGGCGCCAAGCTGGCGGCTCCGGTGCTCGCCAAGATCGCGTTCGCCACGTCTTCTATGGACGAGGACTCGAAGGCCAAATACCGCACGTCCTCGATGGACATGCTGCGCTTCATTGAAATGCGCGGTGGACTCAAATCACCGACCGACTTCAACCGGATCGCGGACGAAGGCTGGAAAGCCATGCGCTCGTCGGGCGGCAACGTCGACTGGTCGCAATATCGCCAGTTCATGGCGCGCGGCGGCGTCGCGGCACAGGGCCTATCAGACGAAGCGCTGTTCGGCAAGCTTGAGCCGGTCATCGGTGAGATGAAGGGCAGCACAGCAGGCTTCTCGCTGCGCACCGCCTATAACCGACTGAACGGCATCATCCGTTTGCCGAATCAGGTCGCGCACGAACTCGCAAATTCGGGTGTGTGGGATAACAAACAGATCGATTGGAATAGCCAGGGCGGCATCAAGTCGTTCAAGGGCAATCCTCTCGTCAACCAGGCGCAGTTCGCGAGCGATCCGGTCGAGTTCTACGAGAAAACGATCAAGCCCATGTACGCGAAGCTCGGCATCGCCAGCCAAGCGCAGATCTCGCGCGAAAACGCGATGATCTTCGGCAGTACAGGTGGCGCGATGTTCTCGCTGATCGACCGGCAGTTGCCGAATATCCACGCTTCCGTGGAAGCTCAGCGCAAGACGCTCGGGATCGATGCGTCGGTGAAAGCCGCAGGCGGCACGCTGGACGGAAAGGAAGTGGATCTGCATGCGAAGTGGGCAAACCTGATGCTGCAGTTGGGTGACTCCGTTTTGCCGCTCGCAATCCGTGGTATCACAGCACTGATCAGCACGATCAAGGGCATCACGCAGTTCGCCAAGGACAACCCCGGCCTGACAAAGTTTCTCGTACAAGGTCTCGCGATCTTTTCGGTGTTGTCGATCGCGGCTGGCGGCATTCTGCTGTTCCGCGGCGCGTTGCTCGCGATGTCGGTCGCCATGAGATTCACGGCCCCACTGTATTGGCTGGGCTTCACCTTCGGACGCGTCGCCGGCATCGCGGTTGGCGCGTTCCGGATGCTCGCTCCTGCGATCATGTGGGTGGGCCGCGCGCTGCTGATGAACCCGATTGGCCTCACGCTGACGGCGATCGCTGGCGCTGCGTATTTGATCTATCGCAACTGGGATGTGATTGGACCGAAGGTGAAAGCTGTGTGGTCCGGTATCCAAACTGCATTTGGCGCCTTGGTCGACTGGTTCTCGTCCAAGTGGGCGTGGTTCCGTAGCCTGCTGCCGGGCGGCGGAACCACCCAGGATCCTAGCGCCGCCCCGAGAGGGAATGGCCCGCTAGGAGGTGCACCCGCATTCGCAACCAAAGGCAAAAACGACGGGCTCGTCCATACCACGATCAACATCGACGGCAAGAAAGTAGCCCAAGCCGTGACTCCGTACATCGCGCAACAAACTGGACTCTCCACTAGCACGGGCGGCGTCGACACTGGCGTAAGTCTGCCGATGCCGGGACTGAAATACTGATATGACGACACTCACGCTGGGCGATTTCGTCTTTCAGGACATGGAGGTCCCCGAGTCCATCGGGTTCGGTGGCGATCAGCGGCTCGCGATCAAGAAGATGATCGGCGGGGTGCGCGACATTCAGGCATTGGGACCGGATCCCCGTCCACTCGAATGGTCGGGGATCTTTTTCCCGACGCAAGATGGCCAATCGGCGCTTGATCGCGCGCTGACGCTCGAAGGCATGAAGAACGCGGCGCAGCCTATCGCGCTGTCGTGGGATGAGCTGTATCTGATGGTCTACATCAGGACGTTCGAGCCGGATTACCGGTTCGGCCGCATCCCGTACAAGATCGTTTGCGAGGTGCTGCAGGATCTCACGGCGCCCGTGTATGGGGATGCCGGCCCCGATGCGGACGATCTAATCAATGGCGATCTGAATTCGGCGAATTCGCTGACGTCGAGCATTGGCGACAGCACGTTGTCCGGCCTCATGGGTACCGTATCGAGCGCGGTCGGTTCGGTGTCCACCTTTGTTGGCGCGTCGCTGAGCACGGTCGCGTCCGTCCTGCAGCCGATCAACGCTGCGGCCCAGCGCGTGAGCGCGCTCATCACGTCGACCGATGCAACGCTCGCGAGCGTCGGCGTGCCGGCCGGTGTGTTGCCTTCGGTGCCGATCCTGGCGAACGTCGCGGTCTTCACGTCGCAACTCAACGCGTCCGGGTTGCAGCCGCAATTGCTTCAAGTGAGCGGGCTGCTCGGGCGCATGTCGACCAACCTCGGCCAGATCAATTCGAGCGGCCGGACAATCACGGTCGGCGGCGGCAACCTGTTCGATATCGCGGCGAAACAGTATGGCGACCCGAGCGCATGGACGCAGATTGCGCAGGCGAACAACCTGAGCGATCCGACGCTTGCCGGTATCTCGACGCTTATCATCCCGCCGTATAACAACGGCACCAGTGGCGGCATCCTCAGTTCCTAAAGCGCTATGACTGCATTTCTGACTCCGACCGGGCGGCAACCGCGCGGGGCGGTGAAGGTCAATGGCGAGCTGATTACGGGGTGGATCGATTTCGAGCTCGATAACAACAGCTTCTACTCGGCCGACACCTTTCGCTGCAGGTTTGCTGGCGGGCTGCTGCCGACCGACCGTAATGCGGCATGGTTCTCGCAGCAGCAAGACATGTTTGTCGAGTTGTTCATCGGCTTCCCGTCTGACCCGTCGAATTACAGCGCGTCCGATCTTCAAAGCTGGATTTACGGACAGGTCGACCACATCGAGATTGACCCGGTCACGTACACGATCGAAGTCGACGGGCGAGACCTGACGCGCGTGTTTATTGACGCGAAGACCACGCAGAAGTGGCCGAATCAGACGTCGAGCCAGATTGCGACCGCGCTTGCGCAAAAGCACAGCCTGACGCCGGTCGTCACCGCGACCACGACCATGGTCGGCAAGTATTACGAGATCGACCACGTCAACATGGCCGATGAGCGCTCGGAGTGGGACATCCTGAACTACCTGGCAGACCTCGAAGGATTCAAGGTCTGGGTGCGCGGCCAGTCGCTCTATTTTCAGCCGGCGCCAGTTCCCGCCAACACGACGCCTTATCAAATTGTCTATCAGGTTGCCACGACGAGCAGCGGGCCGAAGGCCAACTTCGAAAACCTGAAGATGCAGCGCGCGCTCACAGTCTCGCGCGGCATTCAGGTCAAGGTTCGCTCGTGGAACAAGAAGTTTGCGAAGGGCTTCACGGTCGCGTATCCGACGAGCGCCAAAACGATCAAGGTCGGATCGTCCTCGATTGGAGCCGGCGGCCAAGTCTATTCGAAGACCGTCGCCAACCTGACGCAGGACCAGGCGCTGCAAGCGGCGCAGAACTGGTACAAGCAGCTCGTCGCGCATGAGATGAAGCTTGAAGGGCTCACGATGCCGGGCGACAACGATCTGGACATCACCTCGATCATCCAGTTCGGCGGCACCGGCACGGCGTTCGATCAGCAATATTTCCCCGACAACATCAATCGTTCCATGAGCTTCGATGGCGGCTACTCAATGACGGTCACCGCCAAGAACCATGCGCCCGACTCGCAGGTGGTCGTATGAGGGGCGCACACGCACTATCGAATGCGATCCGCCAGCAGGCGCGCATGTCGACGAACGACTACTCGCTGCCGCGGCTCGCGACCATCACCAGTTACGACGCATCGAATCACGCGGTCAAGGTGCAGTTGCAGCCGGTTGACCCTGAACTTGGCCCGCAGGAATCGAACTGGATGCCGCTGGGCGCGATCGGGATTGGTGGTGGCTGGGGCGTCGCGGTCGGCCCGCAGATCAACGATCAGGTGCTGGTCGTCTACGAAAACGGAGACTTCAGTTCCGGTTGCATCGTCGGGCGTTATTTTTCCGTCGCGCAGCAGGCCATCGCGGTGCCGAGCGGCGAGATTTGGGCGGTTCACCAGACGGGCAGCTTCGTGAAGCTTGTCACGAATGGCGATATCGACGTGAACACCGCCGGCAACCTGAATGCGACGGTGACCGGAAACATGACGGCGAATGTGACGGGGAATTCAAGCACGACGGCCACGAATGCCAGTGTGACGGCTTCTGGCACAGCGACCATCACGGCGCCAGCAATCAAGATGGGCGCAACCGGTCAAACGCTTCTTCAGTTCGTTACCTCGGCGATGGTTGCCTTCTTCAATAGCCATACGCACACGTCTGAAACACCGGGCACGCCGACGAGCATTCCGAACCAGACAATGGGCAGTGGGCAGCTTACCTCTACCGTATCAGGCGGCTAGTACGCAATCCGAAGTAACTGAGCTAAAATAGCGGAAGCCGGCAGTGCTACCAACACGTGC